TGCGGTGGTTCCATTTATCTCGTTGTTCCGTGAAATGTCTTGCCCCTCGCTACGTTACGCGCTAACCCTTTTTGGATTAGTTCGTCTCATAGAAGGGTCAAAAGCACCCGACCTGGATCCTATCACTTTACCGGCAGCTCCATATCATTCCAGTTTGGAAAAGGAGCTAGTCGCTATTGTGAAGGAATCAGGTTGGAAGCTGGACGTTCCCGAATGGGAGCGCCCACACGTCACAACCAAATCTGGTCCCAATGCTCAAGCTTTAATCGGATCAATCGAGGACGCTTCCCTTCTCACAGAATCTCAGATTGCTAACCTGAGACTATGTGGTGGAGAGAAGTTAGCCCTTACGATTGGTACCATTCGATCACTCAGTGTCCCTACTTGGTGTGAGATGGTCAAGATAAGCCCGAAAGGGATCTTATCAAGATTGTCTTACATCAAGGATAAGGAAGCCAAGTGCCGAATAGTTGCTATTCTTGATTATTGGACACAGTCGTGTTTTGAGCCTCTTCACAAAGCGCAGTTTGCGCTTCTAAAGAGCCTCTCGACAGACTGTACCTTTGATCAAGGTAGCTTCCGATCCAAACTACCGCGTCAAGGCCCGTACTACTCTTGTGATCTCAGTTCAGCTACTGACCGTCTCCCTGTAACCCTACAGAGAGCGATCTTGGCTGTCCTGGTCTCACCGGAGTATGCGGCTGCATGGTATGAATTGCTATGTACCCGAGAGTATAAGTTACCCAAAGGCGCTGGTTCCGTGAAATACGGAGCCGGCCAACCAATGGGGGCCTATAGTTCTTGGACTACATTTGCGATCTCACATCATGCGATCGTTCGGCTTGCGGCCAAACGCGCCGGACTTTCCATTTCATGGAAAGGATACGTGCTCCTTGGTGACGATATCGTTTTAGCAAACGAACACGTCGCTAAGGAATACATGACGATTCTTGATGTACTAGGGGTGAAAGTCTCTGAAACGAAGACTCACGTGAGTTCACACTCATTTGAGTTCGCTAAGAGATGGATTCATCATGGGGAGGAGGTCACCGGAGCTCCCCTCGGCTCTCTGTTCGAGGCTATCCGCTTTGTAAAGAGGGATGCCTGGAAAGACGTGGTACCAACCACGTTAATCCGGCATATCTCTTATTACGAAGTGGCAACCTGGTTCAGAGAAGTCGAGGCGCGATGGTTACCACGAACATCGAGCTTGGTTTCCCGGGGCTTGTTGGCGGAGTTTTTCCTGCTTTTAGGACGGGGTGGTCTGTCAGACCGCCTAGCCCAGAAAGCGTGGAAATTCTTTCTACTGCCCTCGCGAGAGGACAGTAGACTCCTAAGACGCATAAAGTGCGATAAACTCGGCTCTATGGTCTTGGGAGGGATCCTTGGTTGCTTCCAATTTAGAAAAGCTTCCGAATTTATCGGAATCTATCTAAACGAATGCAAAGCAAGGGTCCTCGAATCCGCCATCAAGCGCCAAGTGGGCGAGCTAAATAGATTCCAGTTGGAATTATCTAGATTCGCTCCCTTGGTGCCTGAGGGGTTGGATGCCCAATCGATACTGTTCGCTTTGCCTCCTTTTGGAGTCCTGTTAAGAAATATAACAGAGCTCCAATTGGAGTTCGACAAAGCGCATAAGGTGAGGGAATCTGATAATCTGATGCATTGGTTGCATCTAGATGTTCAGCTCTTTCTCGATCCTTTTGCGACGTTGTCTACAAGGCGAAACAAGACCATAGCTAGCAACAAGGCCACAGTTCTAAATCATCTTACTACCATGACCCGTGGGATAGCAAAGATGCGACAGTTGGCGGTCACAGACATCGATCTTTTAGATCTGGTGAATGTGATCAATAACTATCACGTCCTGCCATCCCGGGGGGACAGAAAGAGAAAGGGGCCTTCTAAGGAAGGATACAAGATCAAGAGATCAGATCCGCGAACCGCGGACTTGGTCAATCGGTCTGTCTCCGTCCGAGGAAAGCCCTAGTCTCCGTCTGTTGCATGGGGTAAAAAGATCATCATTGAGTAACATCAGTGAGCGTTCTTATGGTAGCGCTTAATGCTGCCGTTGATGGCGAACTGCTGGGCCTCTTCCAAAGAGATATCTCTTCAATCCTCCGGGGTATTTTGTAAATCCCGGAAGAGCGAGAGGGTCTCAGAGGTTGAGGGGTCCAGAGCCTGTTGAAAGCTCCACTCTTGGCAGTCGAAAGATTCGACAACCAAAGTTATGGCGCATAGGGAGGTCGCAAAAGCGATTAACCCCATACGGCTTAACCTTAAG